TCTATAACATCTTTGTTTCATAACAGACGAATATTTGCCCCTTTTAAAAAAGATTGGGCTATGGAAGTTATAGATGAAACTAGAGCTTTTCCAGCAGGACTTCATGATGATTACATGGACACACTTACACAAGCATTGATATGGATGAGAAATGGTGGGTATGTTTCACATGGAGCTGATACTTGGCTTGACAAACGAGAGCAAGAGATTTATAATAGGGAGAGTAGAAAATTCTACTAAAGGGGATACATGGCTATAGAAAAAAGAATAGAATTAGAGGATGATGATGCAATATCTGCAAGCATGCCTAGCGATCAAGATGTAACTGAAACACCAGATGGTGGAGCAGAAATAACTTTAACTGATCAACAAGAAATCGACGAAGCAACAGCCATGGGTCTCATGGACGAAGAACCTGTGATGACGGGGGACTTCGATGCTAACTTAGCAGAAACAATGTCTGAAGCAGATATACAAGAAGTTTCAAAAAATTTACAAGAAGGCTACGATAGAGATAAAGCATCAAGAGAAGAGTATGATGAAATAGCTGAAGAAGGTATAGAATTATTAGGTTTAAAATATGATGAAGGTGCTGGTGCATTTCCAGGAGCAAGTGGTGTTACACATCCAGTTCTTGCACAAGCAGTTGTAAAGTTTCAAGCAAAAGCATATAAAGAATTATTTCCAACAGAAGGCCCTGTTAGAACTAGAATTATGGGCACACAAACACAACCTAAATTAGAACAAGCTAATCGTGTAAGACAATTTTTAAATTGGCAAACACAAATACAAATGCCAGAGTATGGTCCCGAGTTAGACAAGATGTTATTTCATGTAGCTTTGTATGGAACAGCATTTAAAAAAACTTCTTTTAATCCTGCGTTGCAAAGACCAGTAACAGAATTTATTAAAGCGCAAGATTTCTTTGTAGATTATTTTGCATCTGATTTAGAAACTGCAGAAAGATACACTCATAAATATTTAATATCTAAAAATGAAATTAAGAAAATGCAAATTGCAGGAATGTTTTTAGATGTAGACATTGATGCAGACTATGGAGTAGAACAAAGTTCAGCTGATGAAACTTCAGATGAAATTGTAGGCGTTTCTAAACCAGGAGAAAATGATGACTATGTAGAAATATTAGAAATGCATACTAATTTAGATTTACCTGGATATGAAGATCAAGATGGCATTAAATTACCATACATTGTTCACATGACTGGAGACGGAACAGTTTTAGCAATTAGAAGAAATTATGATCAAGATGATCCTATGCGTAAAAAGAAAATGTACTTTACGCATTACACAATGATTCCAGGTTTAGGTTTTTATGGTTACGGTTACATACACTTAATTGGTGGATTAACTAAAACAGCTACTTCCTCTATGCGTCAATTAATTGATGCTGGAACCTTTGCGAACTTGCCAGGTGGTTTCAAGGCTCACGGTTTACGTGTCCTTGCACCTGACGAGCCTATTGCTCCAGGTGAATTTAGAGAAGTAAATGCACCCGCTGGTGATTTAGGAAAGTCTTTACAGATACTTCCGTTCAAAGAACCATCGTCAACTTTATTTAATTTAATGGATTATGCGTCTAAACTCGCATCCCAGTTTGCAGACTCTACTGATAACGTAGTAGAAAATGCAACAAACTATGGGCCAGTTGGCACAACCATGGCCCTGCTTGAGCAGTCTTCAAAGCTGTTCAATGCTGTGCATAAACGATTACATGCCGCACAGACTAAAGATCTTCGTATTCTAACTAGATTAGATTCGGAGTTTCTTCCTGATTTGTATCCCTACGAAGTGGCAGGTGGAGCACAGCAGATATTTAGGAAAGATTTCAATCTAAAAAGTATTGATGTAATTCCTGTATCAGATCCTAATATGCCGACTGAGGCACACAGGATCGCAAAAATAAACGCCATCATGTCCATCGCTCAACAAAACCCAGCTGCTTACAACATGGAGCAAATAGGTATGGAATTGTTTTCAGCGATGGGCGTGGACGAACCACAAAGATATTTAAAACAACAACAACAACCTTTTACTGCTGATCCTATTTCAGAGAACATGGCTTCGTTAAAGGGGGCACCTTTACAACCAAGACCTGATCAAAATCATGATGCACACATTGTTACACATGGTATGTTTTTACAAAACCCTGCGTACAAAAGTAATCCAGCTATGCAACAATTATTAATGTCGCATATACAAGATCACCTTGCATTAAAGTATCAACAAGAAATGGCACAGATGATTCAAGATCCTCAAGCACAACAAATGATTATGGCTGGTCAACAGATGCCACCTCAAATGGAAAATCAAATTGCGATAATGGCAGCACAAGCTGCAGATAAAGTAAACCAGTTTGATGAAGAGAAACAAAAAATTATGGCTGGTGAAAATAAAACTACAGCTGAAGAACAGTTAGATATACAAAGAAAAGATTTAGCTTTACGTGCACAAAAATTAATGAACGATATGAAAGTACATGAAGATAAAATGGACTTAGAAGAAAGTAAATTAATGATTGATGATGAAAATAAAGATCAAGATCGTAAGTTAAAAGAAGCACAGATCGGAATGGATGCTGCAGCTGATATGACTTCTAATATTGAAGGTATAATCAATACAACCGTAAGGAGAGGGTAATGAAAAAGAAACTTAAGAAAGTAATTAAAGGATTAAAAAAAGCTTCAAAGACCCATGCGGGTCAAGCTAAAACTTTACAAGGAATGTTGAAGAATGGCAAAAGCAAAAACAAAAAGTAAATCAAAAGTTAACCAAGCTGGTAATTATACTAAGCCTGGATTAAGGAAGCGAATCTTTAATCGTATTAAAGCACAAGCTTCACATGGAACGGGTGCAGGACAATGGAGTGCTAGAAAAGCGCAAGCATTGGCCAAGGCCTACAAAAAAGCTGGAGGAGGATACAAGTAATGCCAGGATATGCAATGAAAGTGCCTGCTGCTAAAAAGAATAAGCCTAAAGCGGCTAAAAAACTTAAAGGCAAGCAGAGCAAAATAGACGCAAACAAGGATGGTAAAATTTCTAAAAAAGATTTTATGATGCTTAAAATGAAAAAGAAAAAGAAATAGGAGTACTCATGGATAAGATAAAAAATGTTTGGGGTATGATTAAAGACAGTTCTAGAAAAGAAAAAATTCTAGGCATAGCTGTAATCGTATTAGCACTTATAATTATTTTATAAATGCATAAACAACAAATACTAGATGCTCTTAGCAAAAAGTATGAGGCTCAAATAGCTGAGGCAAAGGCTACTATAAATATTTATTTGTCAAATCCTGTGGGTATTGGGGAACATCCCCAACACCTGGAGGAGATAGATAAACTTATGGGAAGTGTGGCAGATGCTGAAGACAAACTTGATGTCATAAGGAGACACTGGGATGCCGTTAGCTAAATCACAAAAGAGTTTAAAAGACTGGGGTAAACAAAAATGGCGAACGAAGTCTGGGAAGAAGTCAAGCGTTACTGGGGAAAGATATCTACCCGAGAAAGCGATCAAAGCTCTGTCATCTGCGGAGTATGCGGCAACGACAAAGGCAAAGCGAAAAGGAACAAAAAAGGGCAAACAGTTTGTGAAGCAACCGAAAGGGATTGCAAAGAAAGTAAGGAAGTATAGATAATGGCAAAAGATCCTAGATTGAAAAGAGCAGGAGTCACAGGTTTTAACAAACCAAAACGTACACCTAATCATCCTAAGAAGTCGCACATAGTAGTTGCTAAAGAAGGTGATAAAGTTAAAACAATTAGGTATGGTCAGCAAGGAGCAAAAACAGCTGGCAAACCTAAAGCAGGAGAGTCCGATAGAATGAAGAAAAAAAGAAAATCATTTAAAGCTAGACATGCAAAGAATATTGCAAAAGGTAAAATGTCTGCAGCATATTGGGCAAATAGAAGTAAGTGGTAAAAAGAAAAGATCCTAAAAAAGGAACAGGTAAAAAACCTAAAGGTTCAGGTCGCAGATTATATACTGACGAAAATCCAAAAGATACAGTCAGTATTAAATACGCAACACCAGCGGATGCTAGAGCTACAGTTGCTAAAGTAAAAAGAATTAATAAACCATACGCACGTAAGATACAAATCTTGACTGTTGTAGAACAACGTGCTAAAGTTGCTGGTAAGACAGAACAAGCTGCGATAGCAAAACGTGGTAAAGAAGCTTTGAAAAAAGCTCGTGGTAAAACTAAATAGATGGAGATATGGGAAGCGTGGTTACTTTTAATGGTCACATTAAACACAATACAAAACTTAATTGTTTTCTTTGTAGGACGTAA